ATTATTATAGAAATAATATTAATTTACCTAATATTAATTGTTTAATACCAATTAGTAAACACTATGAAGAATGTGAAAAAATATTTCAAGCAACAGTACCTATAATACAAAAATATACACCCAGTAATATACAATTCCAATTTCAGAATTTTAATACAGTAAACGTATTTTATAATATAGAAAAAAACGGCATAAAAGTAGATAAAAATTGCTTTATTGATTGTTACGGCGATGATTTAAAATACCCTGAATTTAGTTTATTTAAAGGAAGAATATATTCTTCTTATAATTTAAACACTACTACGTCTCGCCCGTCAAACACATATAACACTATTAATTTCGCAGCATTGAATAAAACAAATGGAGAACGTTTATGTTATAGACCAAATAATGATTCATTTATAGAGATAGACATTCAGGGCTATCATCCACGCTTAATAGGAGAATTAGTTAGTTTTGAATTTCCTAAAGATAGAAACACATATGATAATTTAGGTGAATTGCTTAATGTATCACAGCAGGAAGCTAAAGAATTAACGTTTAAGCAGTTATATGGTGGTGTTTGGAGTGAATATCGTAATAAACCATTCTTTAAAGATGTAATAAAATACATTGATGATTTATGGGATACATACCAATACGGCGGTTATTACGAAACTAAAAATAAAATATTTGCATATGATAAAACAATGACAATTAATAAATTGTTTAATTATGTAATTCAAAGTTATGAAACGTCAACTAATGTTCAGTTACTTGAATTAATTTTAAATCATTTAAAAGATAAAAAAACAAAACTAGTACTATACACGTATGATGCTTTCTTATTTGATTATAACAAAGAAGATATTAATTTAATTCAAGAAATAATAAATATACTAAAATACCCAGTAAATATCAAACAAGGTAAAACATATCACAGTTTAACCAAAATCTAAATATTTATGACAGAACATTATAATTTATTTGATCAATTGAATAAACTTTTCTGTACATTCACTTTACCGGACGAACTAGAATCTACTATTAATAATATTAACCGTCGCTATATTATATTATATAATAAAATATTCGTACTCGAATCGCCTCAAAGTAACGAGTTAATATGCACTTATAATATAGACACCGGCAACGTTGCCGACAGTCCATTACCAAATACTATTCTAGTACATCGTAAAAAAGAATCAAATACACTCTACACTATCAATGCTTTAAACGCATTGATTAGACAACTTAATGAAGGAAGGCTAGATAAAAATTATATGGTTAATTGGTTAGACTATAGAAACTGTATATTATTGAATAATGGCCCTGAATTACGTCGTTTAGATACAGCTATTTATAAAATTATAGACTTAGCAAAATAAAATGGCTACATATACATCAGATCAACTATACGGCTCCGGTTCAATCGGAGAAAATTTATCAGGATTAAAAACATTTACGTTTTATAATGCTGATACTTCAACTGGTTATTTTACTTTAGAGACTATAAGAAATGCTGATGGATTCTACAACAGTGGATCCAAAACTAACGCAGTAGGAACATGGGTTGTGTCATCATCTATGGGATTTGTTTCATCATCTCATATAGCTTCAGCTGTTATTTCTCCAGGCACATCATCGCTTACATTTACACCAGCAGTAGCTGTTACAGGTTCGACTTATTACTTAAGAGGAGTAGGGAACTTTACCTTGATCATATCTTAAGTTTTGGTAGGCAAGACAAATTTGTTATTTTTAATTCTAAATTATATTAGTTATGGATATTAATCTTGCAAAGCAGAAGTTAGCCGCTGCTCAAAATAAAGGGCAACAGAAGTACGAAAAAATTGATTACAGTAAAATTTTCTTCAAACCAAAACCAGGTAAGTATCAAGTACGTATTTTACCTAACAAGTATGACAAGGCATGGCCTATTCGTGAAGTACGATTCCATTATGGATTCTCTAAAGGACCAATTGTAGCACTTACTAATTGGGGTGAAGCTGATCCTATTGTTGATTTTGCAAAATCATTACGTAAATCATCTGATAAGGAAGATTGGCAGTTAGCTAAAAAAGTTGAACCTAAATCTCGTTACTTTGCTGCTGTAGTAGTACGTGGTGAAGAGCATTTGGGTGCTCGTTTGTGGGAATTTGGTAAGTTGACAAATGATCAACTCGTTGGTATTGCTGCCGATGATGATTATGGTGATTTTACTGACATTACAGACGGTCGTGATTTTACAATCGAAGCAACTGAAGAAATAGTTGCTGGTAGAAAAGGTATTAAGTGTGCATTGAGAGTTAAACCAAAAACATCTCCTATTTCTGAAGATGCAGCATTAGTAGAAAAAGTGCTTAATGAACAACCCGATATTCTTGGAATTAATCGTAAATACACTTACGATCAATTGAAAGATGTATTGGCTAAGTGGTTGAATCCTGAAGCAGAAGAAACAGCTACTGCAACTACTACTACTACTGTAACAGAAGAAGATGATTTCTTAACTGAAATGAATAAGCCCGTAGCGCCTGCTTATTCTTTGGAAACCAAAGCCAAAACAAGTAATGCAGATAAGTTTAATGACCTTTTCAATGATTGAGTAAATTCTCGAAATTAAAAAAACAATTATGGCACGAACAAAAAATAATACTTTAACATCAATAGTGTCAGAATCACTTAAAAAGTCATTTGACATTGACGCATTTAAAAAATCTAAGTTTCTAGATCAATCCTCTAAGTTTAAAAAACAAAAATGGATTCCATTCTCTCCAGCAGTGAAAGAAGCACTTTCAATTCCTGGAATTCCTATGGGTCATGTTTCTATTGCTAGAGGTGGTTCAGATACAGGTAAAACTACTTTGATGATAGAAGTAGCAGTTGCTGCTCAAAAGATGGGTGTGTTGCCCATCTTTATCATCACTGAGATGAAATGGGACTTCGCTCACGCTCAAACAATGGGGTTAGAGCTTGAATCTATACCTGATGAAGAAACAGGTGAAATAATGAATTATAAAGGTTTTTTCTTATATGTAGACCGAGCATCACTTAATACTATTGAAGACGTAGCTGCATTTATTGCTGATATACTCGATGAACAAAAGAAAGGAAAACTACCTTATGATTTATTGTTTCTTTGGGACTCGGTAGGATCAATCCCATGTGAAATGAGTGTTAAGCAAGGCAATAACAATCCAATGTGGAACGCTGGAGCTATGGCTACTCAATTCGGTAACTTTATCAATCAACAGTTTCCATTATCACGCAAAGAAACATCAGCTTACACCAATACATTCTTTGTTATTAACAAAACAGGTGTTCAACCAGCATTAACTCCTATGTCTCAACCTCGTATGACAAATAAAGGTGGTAATGCAATGTATTGGGATGCATCAATTGTAATTACATTTGGTAATGTAACTAATAGCGGCACAAGTAAGATTCATGCTCAACATAAGGGTAAAAAAGTTGAGTTTGCTAAACGTACTAAAATAGCAATTGATAAGATTCATGCTGATTGTGGAGTAGCAACTACATCTACTGTAATTGTAACACCACATGGATTTATTCTTGATGATAAAGATGAAGAAAAAGCATATAAAGCCGCTCATGCATCTGAATGGTTTGGAACTAATATTAATATAGATGAAATTCAAATTACAGAAGATAACAGTGAATGGGAGGAGAGTAGCAAAATATCACCTATTGTAGAAATAGATAATGATGAAGTAAACTAAATATGAGTAAAAAATACCATGAACTCTTATCCAATATACAACCAGATATACGAAAAGAATTCAATTCAATCTTAATAGTAGACGCACTTAATACGTTTTTAAGGAATTTTACTATGATTAACCACATAAATCCTGACGGGCACCATATTGGTGCCCTCACAGGATTTTTAAAATCAGTAGGTTATGCTATTCGTATGTGTGATCCTACTAAAGTAGTTATCGTATTTGATGGTGTTGGAAGTTCAAACGCAAGACGAAATTTATTTCCTGAGTATAAAGCGAATAGAAATACTAATCGCATGACTAACTACTCTATATTTACTTCTAAAGAAGAAGAAACAGAGAGTATTAATAACCAAATGGAGCGTTTAATCCAATACCTAAAATGTTTACCAGTTACTATTATTAGTATTGATAGTTTAGAAGCAGATGATATTATTGGTTATTTATCTTCACGATTTGCGAGTTATGAAGAAACTCAAAGAGTAACTATTATGTCTGCTGATAAAGACTTTCTTCAATTAGTAAGTGATAAAACACACGTTTATTCTCCAACTAAAAAGAAAATATACACTCCAAAAGATGTATTAGAAGAATATGGCATTAGCAGTACTAACTTTATTAACTATAAAGTATTATTAGGAGATCAATCAGATAATATACCTGGAATAGATGGTATTGGACCAAAAAAACTTATTAAATTATTCCCAGAGTTAATAAACGATTATAGAGTTACTCTAGAAAGCATAATAGAAAAATCAGCTGAATCAATTAATGAAAATAAGTTATATTTGTCTGTTATAGAAAGAAGACAGCAATTATTAATTAATGAAAAACTAATGTCTTTGGATGGAAGTTTCTTATCACCAGAGAATAAACAGCTAGTGAAAGACGCTTTTAATAGTTATTATGAGTTAAATATACCTATATTTGTTCAAATGTATCATAATGATAAATTAGGAGAAAGTATTCCTAATGTACAGTCATGGATCTTACAACTATTTGGTTATCTAAATTCTTTCAAATAAATTTAATAATAAATAAGTTACGAATGACAACTCTTTCTCGTCTTAACCAATATGGTTCTATTTTTCAATTAAAAGTACTAGGAGCTCTACTCACACAACGTAAATTTCTACTTAATATTATTGACTCACTCGACCCAGAATATTTTGAATCAAGTGCTCATAAATGGATTGTGGAATATATTCAAAAATATTTTTCTGAATATCACACAAATCCTACAGTAGAAATAATGTCTATTGAAGTAAAAAAAATTGATA